CTTCTTCTTTGGCACCATCTTTACGGACTTTAGCTAAATCAGCTGCGTCGATGTCTCCATCGCCGTCTTTATCTAATTTTTTCTGATCACCTTTAAGCTCTTCTTTTTCCATATCTTTAGACATTTCTTCGACTTCTTTAGTCTCTTTTTTATCGTCTTTTTTATCTTTGATAGCTTTTTGTAGAGCAGGTGGTAATTTTTTCTGGCCAGCAGATAATTCTTCTTTAACGTCATCTTCTTCTTCATCCATGTCGTCTTTTTTCATTTCTTTTGGCTCTTCTTTAGTCTCCTTAACTTCGTCTTCTTCCTCATCCATATCTTTTTCAGCTTCTTCTTCTTTAGTTTCAGCTACTTTTTTCTTTGGATCAGAATCGTCTTTCATTGGAGTTTCAATAGGGTCTTTTTCTTGGTCGTGAGCAGGTTTATCAGCTTCTACTTCAGCAGATTCGTCTCCGCCACCAGTACCTTTATCACCACCTTTGTCAGTCATTGGCTCTGCACCCGTTTCATTTTTATCTGGCTCAGCAGTTGGAGCGGCCGCTTGTTTATTAGCCAAAGTTTCTTTTTCGTCTGCAGGTAATTCTTTATCGTTGACGTTCTTTTGAACAGTAGTATCTTGGCCCTCAGTGACTTCTTCCTCTTGAGGGTTTTTGATTTCGTCTTTTTTAGTCATATCAGCTTCTTTTGCTTGAAGGTTTTTCTCCATCAAGTCTTCTATGACTTCAATAAGACCTTTTTTCTCTTCGTTATCTGACATTTTGCTATAGCTCCAAATATTAATTTATTTATTTTTTATTGATTCTCTAAGAACCTTTTAAACAATTTTAGTTTTGTATTATTTAATTCTCTACGACCGGCCTCAAGCAACTCTTTTCTAGCTTTTTCAAGGTCGATTCTTTGCCATACACCTGACTCATATATCCAATCCGCTTGCTCATAAACTCCCTCAACGAAAGCCTCTTGAGCAGATGGGTCAAATACAACATCAGCTGCTGTAGTTAAGACAAAATCTTCTTGCACTTCATTATATCCCTGACGAGTCATTCTCAAAGAACCTAATCCTCGAGATGAAACACCAATTTTTACGCCATCGTCAAGTAGATTTTCAACGATTTTACCCATTGGAGTACTAAGGACTTGTGCTTTTCCTTTATAGTAATAGCCATCTCTAGTTAACTCTTTCGTCATGATAGCCGCTCTTTCAGGGTTTACAACCGGCTCAGCCGGGTGGTTTAATTCACCTAGTGCTCTTGACTGGGCGATATAATCTTTTTTATAAGCTTCAACAGCTTTATCCATTACGTGTTGAGGATAAACACGTCCATTTCTATTTTGTTTCTCTGCTTGTAAGAATGGACCTTGGATAAATTTCCTTTTTTGTTCTTTACCTTCTGTAAGAACTTCAAGGTCATTGAATGAAATATCTTCTTTGATTAATTTCATTATTGTCCTCTGAATACGATAACGGCGTTTGGTGATGTACCACTAATGACTACATTGCCTTTTGCTTGTGCAATAGCAACTCCACCAGTCATATTAAAGTCCCATTTACCAGTAGCAAAAACTTTGCCGTCAATAGTAATTGCATTAGGACCCATATTAACTACAGATTCCATTTTAATTGGTCTCATATAATGATTGATATTTTTTTCATCTGAGTCTGATGCTGGTGATTGGCCTGGACCGTAAATATTTTTTACTTGATAAGTAAATGTAAATGCATCTGAATCAAGTGTTGCAGCAGTGTCTATATGATAGACTACTCTGTTTCCTTGTGATGAACCTTGAATCCCTACGGATTTACTAACAACTGTATTTGCCATATCTTATTTATTCCTTTAAGTACCTGAGTAATTACGTGACCTTGTACTTACTCTTTTTTTAGTAATTCTTGATTTTAGTGCAGCTAGTTTCTTTTTACCTGCTCCCATTGCTCGTTTTGCTCTTTTTAGTTTGATGCCTGTTCTACGTAATCTAGCTTTTTGTGTACCAGTTTGAGGTATACATCTATTACCCTGTAATCTAGTTCCTTTTGGACATCTTTTTCTTTTTGTAATTCTTCCTTTAGACCTTCTAAAAATAACTCTTGCTCTACCTGGTTGTGCTTCATCAAATGTAGTCATCCCGTCTTCTAATGGGTCATCCATACTTTCTGGTAAATCTTGGTCTACTAAATCAAATGAATCAGCAAACATAGCATCTTTGATTTTTAAGTAATTATTAACACCATCATCATAATAGTCTCTCATACCATCAATTTCAAATTCTACATCCATTATTTCGCCATACTCATCAGGTATAAAATCGTAATAAGTTTCTGGACATGAACAATCATCATCGTCATCTGGACAATCACATATAGTATCATTTAAATCAGTTTCTAATTTTTCATCCAATTCAATTTCATAATCAAATTGTACTACTTCTTGAAACTTCTCAATAGATACTTCATCATGTATTTCTTGTAATACATCTTCATTTATAATGTGGTCTGGTTTTACTTCAATACCTTCAGATACCTGTGCCTTTACTTTAGCACGGTGTTCGTCAAACTTATTTTGTTTCCAGTTTCTAAGATTGCTCATCAGTTTCTACTTGTTTTGTTTCTGTTTCTGCCTCAGGAGAAATCATTTCTTTTGCCATTTCCGCTTTCATATCAGCTAGTTTCTCAAAAGCTTTTTGGTCTAATTTCTCTTTCGCATCAGACTTGAAACCTTGTTCGTCATTTAATAGTTCTTTAAGTCCACTCATAATTTATTTATACTCCCTTAGCCTCTTATCATATCCATCTCCAATTGGAGATTTTGTTTTAATTGTTCTTCAAGCTCGTCTTTTTCACCTTTACCTTCGTCATAAAGAGCTTGACCATTTAACTGAACACCACCTGGTAATTCAGTATTCTCATACTTTTTCAAGTTTGAGCCCCACTGCATCTTTAATAATGCAGATGAATACTTTTTAATCCATATATCATTGTAAACATCGCCATATATCTCAGGGTCAGTTGCTTCATAACATTCAATTAAGAAAAACTCTCCTTTTTTAGGACGTTTCCAATCAATATCTAAATAAAGTCTGTTTTTAGCTTTACTAAATCTAATTGCTGGTGATGTGTTTAATAAGAAATCTATATGTTCAACATACATTTTTTGTATGTAATATCCAGTAATTCCTGAACCAGCTGCATTACCATAGAATGCATCAAAGTTATTTAAGAAGTATTGATATTCATAATTGTACATTCCAGATTGAGCAAAGCTATCTACTTTTGATACTCTAGATATTTGTATGATATTTTCTGGTACTCTTATTCCTACTTGTCCACCTTCAACTAATGCATATGAATCTCTTAGGTACAATTGTTCTTTTGTGTAATTTTTTCTGAATACTTTATTATCTGAGTCTAATGCAAGGTCACTATCTGTTTTTACATAAACATTAAAACCAGAATCTGAATCTGTATTTTTACTTGGATTGTGAAATACTCTTGCACCTTTTTTATATTCAGAATCATGATTGAAAACTGGTGCTGTAATATCTTGATGACGTCTTTGATTTTCAGCTATTACTTTAGCATTTACTTCTAATACTCTATAAGTTCTTTCATTACCGTCATAGTGATACTCTTGATACATTTTAATTGCATCATCGATACAGTCTTCTAATTGCACATCAGATACTTCTACGTTTACAACAGGTGCTCCACACCTACGTAGCATATAATCAGCTAAACTTTGTTTACTTTTCGGTAGTGCCATCTATATTTTCCCGTGATTCACTGTACATGTCCATTTGGTCATCTTCAGTATTTATTTGACCTCCATCGATCTCTTTCATTATTTCACGGTCAATCCTAGCAATATCGTCTTCAGACTGGGCTAAGATGATTTTTCGCACATATTCAATAGAGAAATATTTACCAACATATTCAGTAGCATCTCTTAATAGATTCATCCTGTCAGTTAGTAGTTCTACATCTTTAAGTTCTTTAAAGTGTGTGTCTTCTATGAAATCAAATGTAATATGAGTTCTCATATCATCAAATTCTTCAGCAGTACAAATACCTTTTAATGAACATTGTACTCTTAGTATTTCATTAAACAATTCACCAAATTGTTTCTTTAATCTAGCTACAAACTTACCAAATTTAAGTTCATCTCTTGAAATATCAGAAGCTCTACCAATTTGGAATGCTGTATCAGCACCATTTACTCTTGATAAAGGAACGTTAAGAGCTTCATATAATTTGTTTTTAAAATATATGATATCATCGAGGTCACCTAGATTTTGGCCACCAGGTAAAGTGGTAATCTCTGTTGCTCTTCCGTCTCTTCTTGGTAGCCAAAAATCTTCCAAGACACTCATAAATTTACGACTGTCTCTGATAGCACCAGTGACTGGGTCATAATCTATTTTGTTTCTAAATCTGTTTTGCATATCTCTAAGATACTGCTCTGCTTTTATCTTTGGTAAATTACCAACATCAATATAGAATATTCTTCTTTCTGGAGCTCTTGCTATTCTGTAAACGATTAATGAGTCTTCCATAGACCTTAAGTTATTGAATGCTTTTACAGCTTTATCTAAATAACCTATAATCATACCTTTATTTTTATCTACTATACCAGATGGACAGAATACTACAGAGTCTTTTGATAACTTAACTGCTGCACCCATATCACCATCAGGTGAAAATTCAAAATGTTCTTCTATATCTTCTAAGAAAGGCATTCCTGTTTTAATATTTTTTGAATAGATAGGTTTAATTACTCTTTTCATTTTAAGAGCATCAATAGGTCTTAATTCTTGTATACCGTCTTTTGGACTTTTTGCATCTATGATTACTTGATAATATAATCTACCATCAACATACCACTGTCTAAATGTTTCATAAGATTTTTTCTGAAATCTTACTAACTCTAATATTTTTTGGAATTCTGTTCTAATAAGCTCTTTAATTCGGTCATCCATATTTAGATTATCTAACCTAATTGATACAGGAGCTCTATCATGTTCTACTACAAAAGCTTCATTAACAATATCATCAATAGCCATATCAGCTTCTGGATAAAGTGCTACTTCTCTATATGTAGATATAAGGGCGTGTTCGGTTCTGGCTTTATCGTCTTGTTCATACGTATAGCCTATACGTCCACCTACCGGTAAATCGGTTCCATCGTCTAATTGAACCGGTACTGGAGAGGGTATTTTAGGTGATTTTTCTGGTGATATTAACTCAAAGCCAAATAAATCTTCTTTTTGTTCTGCCATGTTTCTCCTAACACTGTTTTGTCATAATATGCCGCTTTAGTATTATACTAAAACGTACGCAATAATTCTTAACCGACGTTGTCGGTAGTGTTCGAAGTCCAGAATTGATATCTGATAGTTGCAGAGAACTCTGAGATTGTATCGGCTGTGTCAAACGATACATCAATTGGATCGATTGTAGTCGGGAAACAACCACGTAGAACTATTGATTTATTCACTTGGCCATCTTTGCCGATTTGCTCGACAGTCCAATCTTGAACGAATGAAGCAAAATCAGTAGCATCAATTCTGCCCGCCGAAGTATTACCAACATGCGTATTAATATTATTACTCCATGATTCCATTGCATTTCTTATAGCAAAGTTGTTATCATTAATCACGGTTATCGTCCAAGGTTGAAATTTTCTATCACCTGGCAGATATAATTCTCTTCCACGGTAAGGAACCATAATCTCTGATAATTCAGAACCAGGTAATTGTGCTGTTTTAATCATGAATGAACCAAGTTGTACTAGTCCAAGCCCAGTTGAATCTGTATTAGTGATTCCAGCTGGAAATTGTGGTATTACTCTAAATTGGTTGGCTCTTGCGCCACCACCGATTAAAGCTGCTTTAAAATCATCTATTCTTGCCATTCTATTATGCTCCTGCTACCTCTTCAAAACTAACTCCACTTCGTACTGCTACAAAGTTAAGTCTAATGAAGTTTATTGAACGATTCGGTTTGATGTAGATATCAGCCACGAATCTGTTTCCATCGATTACTGCTGCCGTATTGTTTGAAGCATCACAGACTACTTTAAAGTCCGTCATTCCTCGTCTTGACTTAACATCTGCTAAGAACGGCTCTACCGCGGCTACGAAATTTGCTCTTGTGAAATCATCATTGAATTCAAACAATTGGAACTTAGCAGCTGTAGCAATTGCTTTTTCTAATACAATGAATAACCTTCTAACATTAATTCTATCAAATGCTGATGGTTTGCTTAATGCTGTTTTATCACCAAATAGTAATGTTCCCTGTCCTTTAAATGTAACGACTGGGTTAACTCTAGATTTGTATAATTCATCTCTTTCAGCTTGTGAAGGATTATATTGTAATTTAACTACGTTTTTGTAGAATCCTCTGTTTAAACCAGCTGGTGAGAACCAAGCATCATTAGTAAATTCTGCTCTTGCTGTGACTCCTGCAGTATCTGGATTTAAAGGCATATTAAAGAACTCGTCATTATATCTATCATATTGACGTTTCCAACCTGAATCAAATACTCCGTATGAGTTTGAATTCCAATCTGAGAAATAATCAACTATTTTTCTAGCTGATGGACTGTTTACAGCCACTGTTTCAGATGGTGATATAAATGCCATTGCATCTTTTCTTGCTTTAGCACCAGCCATTACATATTTACCGACTGTAGTGCTATGTTCACCAGTTATTAATAAGTTTACATCTTCAGTTTCAGCATCTAGTAATTTATCGTATGCTGACATGATAGCTGCATCACTTACAGCTGAACCATCATTACCATTCTTAAGCAGTGCTTTATAGATTGGTGTACCTGAAGTTTCAGATGGTAAATCTGAATCATATGTTCTTTTCAATGTAGCAAATGAACCTCTTGCAATAGAAGTAATAGTTGCACCTGGAGTATAATTAGCTCCACCTGCGCCTGTTGCTGTAGTACCAAAGTTATTTACTAAGTATACCCATTGTGATTGATCGTTTACTTTATTTACAAAGAAGTTATTAGCATTGTTTCCATCTTTACTGTTTGCAGCTTTTGATAGGAAAGAATAAGTTTCTAATACTTCGTTTGCTGTGCCAGTCGGTCTATCATTTAATGTGTAAACCATTACGTGGCATTCGTCTCTTAAATCTGAATCATAAGTTTTTGCCCAGTCAGATGTGCCTGGTACTGCATCAAAGTAATCTCTAAGTTTAACACTACCAAATACGTTTGTTGTATTATATGTATCTGAATCTAGTTGACTGTCTACAATTAGTACACCAATATCATTACCAAGACTACCTGGGAATCTTGCATATACGTTTGATGTTAAACCTGATTTGTCTGATGAAAAATCATTTTCGTTTTGAATATTAGCATCTGAATCTACTGCATTATCAGAGTCACCCATTGATGCGTTTAAAGCTCCAGTTGCTGATGCACGAACTACTTTACAAGCATTTGCATAAGATAAGAAATTAGCTGCAGCATACCAATCATCTCTGACGTATCCTGCGTTAGTGCCTTTTCTCGGCTGTCCGTGTTTGTTTAATAAATCTTGCTCTGAAGATATTAATGTGACTTCATTTACAGGACCCCACTCGAAACGTCCTGCAAAACCACCAATCGACGTGGCGACGGCTGGTACAATATTTGTAAGGTCTGTTTCTTTGACCTGTACTCCTGGGCTTACTAGAAATGCCATGTATGTGACTCCTTAAGAATTCTTTATAGTTTATTTATTTTTTAACAATCTACTGAGGTTGTTTTTCCACAGTCCCTCTACAGTTCTATTTATAATTGTCAATCATTAGAAATTTGGGTCAAAGTTCTGATAAACCTTGTCAAACCATTCTGGTTTTTCATC